TTCAAACGGTTCTGTCGGCGCCGAAATAGCTGCATATACTGATGCCGCTTGGGCAAGTAATAACTACCCAGGCCGCCTGTCCTTCTCCACCACTGCGTCTGGGGCGAGTTCTCCTACGGAGCGGATGAGGATCAGAAACAATGGTGAAGTGCTTCTGGGAGGTATCACATCGGTAGCAACTTACAACCAGGGCGCTGGATTTGGCGACTTGTCAACTACAACCTCCTACATGAGGATCGGCCATAACAGCACTGGAGCAGCTTATTCGTACATTGCGTTTGGTTTTAATACCGGCGACATTGGAGGCATTACTCAAAACAGTGCTGGCACTGCAGTTGCTTATAACACTACTTCCGATTATCGCCTTAAAGAAAACATTGTCCCGCTAACTGGCGCTGCTGATCGCCTCAAACAGCTTCAGGTTCATCGCTTCAACTTCATTGCGGACCCTGACACGACCGTTGACGGGTTCCTTGCCCACGAAGCGCAGGCCATTGTCCCCGAGTGTGTCACTGGTGATAAAGATGCTGTGGATGATGAAGGCAACCCCGTCTACCAAGGCATCGACCAATCGAAGCTGGTGCCGCTGTTGACCGCTGCGCTGCAGGAAGCGTTGGCTGAGATTGAATCCCTGAAGGCTCGTGTTACTGCACTAGAGCCATAAGTCCTACTCACTACTCCCTCTCAATGAGCCTACCAATCCCGGTGGGCTCTTTTTTTTACACACAAACACCTTTTAATCATGTCTACTCCTGGTATCGACTTTCCTTTCACCGTGTTCAAAATTGCTAACATGGAGCGAAAGCTTGATGAAATCGGAACGGTCTACACGGTTCACTATACCGTAACTCGTTTCCGTGATGGTGAGCAAGCTGGTGCTTATGGCTCGCTTGGTTTTGAAGCACCTGAAGCTGATGCTATCCCGTATCCCCAACTGACTGAAGAGATCGTCGTTGGTTGGGTGAAGGATCAACTTGGTGAAGAGAAAGTCACCGAGATCGACGCTGCACTTGATGCACAGATTGCTGAAAAGCTTGCTCCTACCAAAGCTGCAGGTATCCCCTGGGCTTGATAATCCACATCTCTTGAGGTAACTCTCATGCTTACTTTTCTTGGCGTTAAAGTGACCTATGAGTCGCTTGTCTTCCTTGCACTGTTCCTTGGTTCTGAAGCTATTGGTGCTTCTAAGCTGAAGGATAACAGTGTTGTACAACTGATCCTGAGTGGCATCAATGCACTCAAGCCTCTGCGCCGCGAGGATGATCAGATCAATCGTGTTAAAGACGTATTCAAATGAGCATCAGACTCCTTGACGTAATTAACAACTTCAAGGGGTTACCTCACCAAGTAAAGGCCATTGAACAACTTGAGGATCTCCTCGGTAACTATGGCCTTTCTGATGACGTTACGTGGGTACGGACCTGGCGCTCTACACCAGCTGCTCCTACCCCATCTAAACCCCAAGAGTTTAACAATACCTGGGAAGGCATTGAAGCTGCAGCAAAGGCAGCCGGTGCTAAGTTCCCAGAAGTAGTCGCTGCACAATGGGCACTTGAAAGTGCATTTGGTACAGCACTATCCGGTAAGAATAACTACTTTGGTATCAAAGGAACAGGTACGGTCAAGACTACCTGGGAAGACTATGGCAATGGTCCTGTAACCATCAAAGCTTCCTTCAAAGACTTTGCTACCCCATACGACTGTGTGAACCACCTTGTTACCCAATGGTATAAAGACTACAAAGGGTATAAAGGCGTCAACCGAGCCACCTCTCGTGAAGACTGTGCATACCTCCTTAAGCGGGAAGGTTATGCCACTGATCCCGTGTATTCACAGAAGCTAATTCGGTTGATGGAGCAACATGATTGAGGCGGCGATACCTGCACTCCTAGCTGTTATTACTGGCTTGGCTGCACTTACTAACCGCCTACACAGGCGTATTGATGAAGTCCACGGGAAGATCACAGAGGTTGATCGTCGTGTGGATACTGCTGAGCTTTCTATGGCGAGGCACTATGTCTTTAAGAGTGATTTTGAGAATGCCTTCAGCAAAATGGAAGCTCACATGGTCCGCATTGAAGACAAGCTAGATCAAATGATGATGAAAAATGGCTAAGAAAAAAGCCACAGAAGATCAGTTCAACGAACTCCACAACCTTATTACTAATGAGTTCTTGAGTCGTATCAAGTCTGGTGAGGCAAGCACTGCTGACCTTAAAGCGGCTTGTGATTGGCTAGTTAAAAACGACATTAGTGGTGTTGCATATGACGGTAACCCATTAGATAAGTTGGCCAACATTATTCCTCAAGTAGACCCTGAACTTGTACAACGGAGACTTTATGGCAGACAAGAAAACAAAACTTACCATTAAAGACGCCTTTACTAAGATTACAGGTAAACAAGGCGTCAGTGATATGGCAACTTACGGATCAAGTAATCAGTATCCTACATATGAAGACCGTCGTGACTTCTATACTCCTGGCAGTGCAGACTATCAAGGCCCAATGATTGGTGCTGGTAAGGGCACTAAAGATAGAATGCCTGGAACCACACCTCAAGAAGTTAGAAACGCTTTGCAAAGCCTTTTAGAAGCTTTAAAGATAATACCAAAGGTTAAGAAAAAGGGTCCAGTACTTTCACCAGGCAGCCGTTATGTCGACTACATCTGAATACTATAAGAAGAGTCCTAAGGCACGCGCTAAACGTTTAAAGCAACAGGCTAAGTACAATAAGACAACTGACGGTCTTAAGATTCGCACTGCTGCTAACAAGCTAAATAGAAAGTTAGGTACCTATGGCAATGGTGATGGTAAGGATGCCTCCCACACTGGTCCCAACAAGGGAAAACTAGAGTCACCTAAGGCAAACCGTACCCGTCCACGTAAGGGGAGAAAGTATGCCTAATCCTCTTGCAATCCTAAACAACCCATACGCTAGAGATACCCTGATCAAGAACTTTGAAGGGTTTGAACCAAAGGCTTATCCACGCCCAGAAGGTGGTGGGTATGCCTATGGCTATGGGTTTAACTTTGATGCTTCTGGTAAGGATGTAAGTCCCCAAGCCACAATCACCAAGCAAGAGGCAGATCCACTACTAAAGATCAAGATCGATCAACATGCAGCCAATGTCAGGAAAGATCCTGGATATCAAAAGCTGTCTCCTAATGCAAAGGCTGCTGTTGAATCGTTTGCTTTTAATGCTGGTCCTAACTTCTTTGGTGCTTCAAACTTTGAGACACTAACGCAAGCCATTCAATCGGGTAATGATCAGAAGGTAGCAGAAGCTTTGCAGTTATACACCAATGGTGGTGTTCCTGGTTTGGTAAGGCGTAGGCAAGCCGAAGCACGGCTAGCTACTACTCCGTACATGTCACCCAAGAACAGCACGTTGGCTAATGACCGGACACGTAAGGAAGGTACTAAAGCAACACTTAAAGGTAAACCAGTTGTCTGGGATGCCAAAGCTAAAAAGTGGAAATCTGCATTAAGTATCCGGTGATATGACCCCGCTACTGCCTAGTCCTGAACACTACTTATACAACCTAATAACAATGACAAGCCCTGAAGCAAAGCGTATGTGGAGACGCGCTATTAAAGAGCACTTCAATTGTCAATGTGTTTATTGTGGAGAAACTTATGAATTACATGAACTTACACTGGACCACGTTCGCCCTAAGTGTTTTGGTGGCGAAGACCTTACATCAAATCTTGTTCCCAGCTGCAGAAAGTGTAATCAGGACAAAGGTAGTAACAATTGGCTCCAATGGATGAGGGATACGTTCGGTATTACTCAACGAGAGCAACTTATTCTTTCACATATTAGATAATGAAGATCAAAGATCAAGACATTGCGGACATGATCAAAGCCTCAAAGATGAGGCAGAAAGGTAAGGACGTAACTTCAGACGAGATCCGTAAGCGTCGTGAACGTCGAGAGTCTGGTAACGCTAAACCTAAGACTATTAGTCAATCTACTAGCTCTGTGGAAGGGGGTCGCGCACAAAGTGAATCTGGCTATACGCCTGATACCAAGTCAAAGCCCCAGGAAAACAAACAAGTCAAACCGAAGAAACCCCAACGTCG